AATGTCTTCAGTAGAAAATGATAATTGACCAAACTTATCGTACATTTTATCTACTGTTTCTTCCTCTGTTTCAGAAGATATTACAATGCCTAAGATCTCTTCTGAAGAGATTTCAGTTCCATCGGTTGTAATCATATCGTCGATCACAACTTCTGATTCTTCTCCGGCTTTAATAGCATCTTCAGTAATTGAAGACCAGTATTGTTCAAATGTCTTTAGATTTTTCATAGTCTATTTATCTGTGTGTTACATTCCTCCGCCCATCGCTGCCATTGGGTCTGGATCATCTTCACCAGCTTGTTTAGCTTCTTTACGAGCTTTATATGCATCGTTAGCTGCTTTATCGTCTGGAGTTAGTTTTAAGTATCTGTCAACTAAGAAGTCCATATCAAAGTAGTGTTCTTCTTCCATCGTTGCAGGATCAGTAATAACTAGGTTATCTTTCAATGAACCGATGAAGTCAATTCTACGTTCCATGATTTCCATGTTCTTCAGTTCAGCAAACATGTTCTCTTCATTAAATCTTAGAGCGATTTGAGTTCTAAATGCAGCATCATCTGCAAACTCTGGGAATTTAATAGACAACTGGATGAACAGTGGCTTTACAAGAACTTCTTGGAAAGCTGATCTCAAACGTCTAACAAATTTAGAGAACTTGATTTCGTCTCTAATCATACCGTCAGCTGCAAGGTTGAATTCACCACCGCCATCTTCATACATGAAACGGTTGAATGGAATCTTAGATACATGCTTCAACTTATCAGAGAAGTACTTAAGAGCTTCCGTGTCTGATAGATCTGGACCATCACCTCCTAGGGTTTCAATCTCTGGTGATTCACCTTCTTTTGAAGGCAACCAGTATTCTTTGTTGAACTGCATCATTGGCTTACCGTCGGTTGTCAGTGTACCTGATTCCCAATCAAAGTCAACGACTTCTTTATAGTTATTCATCAATTGTGCTAGAGATTGCTTAGCACGTGTTTTTGATTTACCACCCATTGGAATCACAAACTTCATTCTGAATGAAGCGTTAGTCACTGCCCAAATAACTCGGGTGTGTTCCATGATTCTCATTAGGTTAAATGCTCTAACCAATCTTTCTACATAAGAAACTCTTGATGCAGTTGTAATTGAAGAGTATGAGATGTAAATGATCTGTGCATCATAAAGAACTCTTTCCTTAATAGGATCATCCTTATATTGAATCCAAACCTTTTTACCGTCTTCTTTATTATAACCTGGCATTAGGGTTACAGGATCTAGTTCTTTAAAACCAATGATCTGCTTTTGGTCAGGTGAATAAATGATTTCAAACGCTAGGTAACCATCAATCAGGAACTTTCTAAAATAGTACCATGCAGATTGATCTTGGTTAAAACCAAAGTATTGATAGATTTCTCTAAATGCTCTCTTAAAATAAGCATCTACTTCATCTGATACATCAAATCCGATGATGTCAGGATAACAGAAAAAGTTCTTTTCATCATAGACAACTGTCTCATCACAAAGAATGTCAAGAATGTCTTCAATTTCATCATGAAGTGAGAATCTTCTAAGCTCATCTCTTTTAGCAGGATAGTTTTTATCAAAGAAAGGAATTTGCTTTCTCATGTTGGTGTCGGTCATCGACAACGCTGCAAACGCAGCATAGATGTCGTCATTGTCAACACCCATCGGGTTGATCTGACCGTAACCGAATTGCGCTTCCATTGGTCCGATTGCTTGAGATTGGCGCAATACCAAATCATCATAATACATACCGAACGACGAAAGTCGCTTCAGACCATCACTAAGAGTGAATGGTCTTCTGCCCGTCGATAGGGGACCGTTTCTATTTTCTACAAAACCTGCCATGTGTTAAAAACTAGTTTCTCGTTATATATTCTTCATTTTTTGTTGTAATCTCTGAACTGTCTCTGAATGCTAGCTAATGAAGCTCCTTCTAGTTCTATGAAATCGCACAACGCAATTAGGTGCCAGTTCTCATAACTAACAACCGCTTGCTTTCTTTTCAACATCGGGATGTACTGCCTAACAGCAAATCCAAACCCGTATCTGTCTAAATAACTTTTTGCACCTGCATAAGTCATTTGTAATCGACCCTGAGCATTGGCATCATCCTTTGCTCTTGTCGTTAGTGTCTTAATAGAACCACTGAGACGTGTGTAAATATCGTCTAACAGTTTTTCTTTAATTTCAACCGGTAATAGATTTAGATTGATTCCGCAATCATTTCCTGCTACTGGATCGAGCGCTAACACAACGGGATTTCTGTCCCACCATGCAAGATATTGTTCTGTTTTCGGGTTATCATACCTGAAAACATATATTTTACCGGGAATAAAGGGTAAAGTTTTCGATTTAGCAACACTTTTATCTCTAAAAGAGTTTAAAGCTTTGTTATACCATACCTCGGCCGCCTTTCGAGCAGCCGTCTTACCTCCATTATCCTTAGAATACTTTGCTATTTTAGATTTGATTTCTCCCATCACTTAAGCGAGTTTTCTGTCATAACAACAAACCTACAACCTCGGTCTTCAGCATACTTTTTAGCTGAAATATATTTATCACGATTCGTAACGTACTGTTCGGCTAAGAATTTATAACCGTCAATTGCCTTTTTCGAATTTGTCTTCGGTGGTTCAGGCTTAGTGATTTGAGCTTCGGGTTTGATTTCAACAATCAATTGCTCTTGGGAACCATCTTCCTTTAGGATCTTAATGTAAAAATCGGGGTGGTAGGTTCTTTCTTTTTTGTAAAGAGTTGACCAATACTTGATTTCAATCGGTTCACTAGACCACATTAGAACTCTTTCATTGGTGTCGCACCAAATCATGAACTTACGTTCCCATGAACTTCTGAAAATAACGGGTTGCGGACCCACATACTTTTCTAAGTTGTGAGGCTTATAGTAACCTTGGATGAATCCAGATTTCTTAGTAGGTTTAACCCGTTTAATTGACATTAAATTGTGTAAATTCCACCTTCTCCATCTTCGGTTCTATAACCTGCACGATCGATTGAAAGTGTGCCCTTATACTTTTGTGGATGAATCTTATTCCAACCCTTTGCATAACCTCGCTTTGCAATCTCTGTAAAATATGCAAATGCATTAGGGTATTGTGGATTGAAGTTTCTCCAATACTTCAACATATCTAGTAGCGCAAACTGAAGACAGTCCTCTCGATCTTCATCGTAGACGTATTTCATTTTACGAATGGCTCGATCCGCCAAAAGCATCAGCATTTTTTCAGCATCAGAAGTTAATTTGTCCTGATCTTTTGACTTAACGATCTCGTTGTAAAGATCCTTGTTATTAAGATAATTTCTAGCCACTGTTGTGTTGTGTATTATTTGATACCTTTTATACACCTAAAAGGCCAGAAAGTTTATTCCTGGCCTTTTCGTGTAGGGTTAAAGTAAATTAAAGTGCAGATTTGACTTCGGCAATATCTGCCTCAATCTTCTTGATCTCACCTTCAATCAGAGCATCAGCTGCTTTGATTTCATCGATAGATCTGTCTGCGTCAGCTAGAAGATTTCTCTGATCCTTTAAGAAGTGAATCATTTCTTCTAGATTTTCGATCTTCTTAAGAGTTACAACTCTATCAGCTGCTTCACCTTCTAATAGATTAGATAGGAACATTGAAGCGTCAAGACCAGTCTTTTCAGTTACGTACTCAATCGCTGTATTTGCAGTGTTAACTCTTGTGAACTTCTGCATTCTTGTAGATTTGTTGAACGTAGATGTGTAAACGTTTTCTTCTAGTTTGAATAGATCTACAACGTTATTAGCATTTTCAAATGTCTGAACGAAATCTAGAGCGATGTACTTATCAACGTTAGAAGCTGCTTCAACGAATAGCTCAGCGGTCTCTTTATGTTCGTATCTAATGACACCGGCTGCCAAAACGTGATTAACGAAAGATTCAGATAAAATCTCGCTATTACCCAAGAAGAACTTGCCTTCTTCGATCGAGTATCTCATTCTGTTAACTCCATGAAACCATCTGATTTCATTGTTTTCAAATCTGAATGCTGAAAGAGCTTCAACAAGTCTTGTAAATTCTGAAGGGATTTGACCTTCTGCTTCTGAGATCTCGTTAGTTTCAGTGTTAACTACATAAGGTAGGTTTCTTACTGCAACTAGAACTTGATTCTCGCTTAGTTGGAAAAATGGTGAAATAATCATCTTTGAGTGATTTATTTTAATCTTTAACTATATATCAGTTAATCTACGATGCCCGGGGGATTGGATACATTAGTTCTATCGAACCTGTCGGGCGCAGTTTCAGTGGTGTAAGAATGAATTTCAAACATTCTGTTACCAATGTGCATTTCAGTTTCAAATTCAAACGATGGAATGAATGAACTAACTTCAACTGAGAAAGTAATTTTGTAACCTTCTTTAGAGTCGAATGTAAATTCAATTGGTCTCTCGGTTGTGTAGTCCTCGGGCATTGCATAGTATGAAGAGATTCTATATGTGCCTTCATCTAAGTGGCCAACCTCGACGTTAAAGTAGTTTGACTTATACAACCTTTTAATGATCATCTCAGTGATCTTAAAGTTATCTAGTTGTGAGGAAGTAATAATCTCAATATCAAATGAAAGATTGACCGGAATCATCTCAAACTCCGCTGTGTAACCTTCCATAGCACCTTGATCGTTCATCTTAGCGTATTCACCCCTGGTTCTCTTGTTAACCAGTTTAGAAGAATCAATTGACATTGAAGTTAGGTTTGCAACACCTCTTGGAACAATGTCATAATTGCCATCCGCTCTAACATCTCCTGGAGCACAGTTCAAACCGTCCTTGGTTAAGAACAGAAACTGATCCTTTAAAAAGTCTTCATCTCCAGAAATAGAGTAATAGAATGGCACGTCAACCTCAACTCGAGTATCTGCATCCATCTGACGATAGAAGTAAACTTTGTTGTTAAGGTCTGCAAGAAGTCCGATGATCAAGTGTCTAATAACACTGTCATCCTTGTTGTACTTTACGTTGTATGTTGCCATACACTATATATCTTATTCGATGGACTCTATCTCGAACTTCGAGAACCCGTTATCACGATAGATCTGTAACTTTTTGTCAAAGATTTCGTGAGGTAGAACGGTGTGATTGATAACAAAGGTGTTGATCTGGTTTTCTTTGATCACCTGTGATAGAATCTTCAAGATGTTGTAAACACCATCCTGGTCAACAGAACTCAACAATTCGTCAAGGAATAGAAGGTTCAATTGTGGGAATCTGAGTTTTAGGATCTTGATGATGGCAATGATGATAATGAAATCCGCCTTCTTACGTTCACCGGTTGATAGGGTCATTGGGTTAACCTCTTCACCGTGATTGGTAATGATACAATCAAACTTGTCATTGAATCGAATGTGGAACGGAAGGTGCATTGTGTTCGCCATTGCAGCGATGTTGGTGTTCAATCCAGGTAGAATAGTCTTAACCGCTAGATTCTTCACACCGTCTTCACCTAGGATTGATTCAATCAACTCTAAGAACTGATAATCATTAGAGTGTTTAGACTTATCCTGACTCTTTTGAACCTCTTGGTCTTCAAACTCACGAATTAGGGAGTTCAAGGATTCAAACTGTTCTGATGCCCCAACCGTTTCTTTGATCTTAATCAACTCATTCTTGATTGAACGAATGTTGGTATTCAGGGTTGAAACCTTATCTAAGACCGCACGTTCTTTAACACGAGTATCATTAATCTTTTGTTTGATTAATTGAACCTCTTGTTCCGCCTTTTGAAGTTGTTCTGGAGTTTCATTAACTCGGTCTTTGTACTCCTTTTTCTTGTGAACGTGAAATTCAGAATCTAAAGGTGCTTCACAAGTTGGACAGGTGTTGTTCTCGTATAGGGACAGTTTTCTCTTCGCAGATTCAAGTTCGTACTTTAGTTTGGTGTAACTTGAGGTCTTGGTTTCAAGATCAGTTTCAAACGTGCCAATCTTGTCAGTGATCTGATCTCTTGCCTCTTCAAGTTTCTTACGATTGTCATCAAACTTTACCAGTTGTGACTTTAATTTTTCAATCTGACCCTTGGACTTTTCATCACTCTCCGCTTGTAATTGATTCAACTTCATTTTAACCTGAACGATTGATTCTTCAATCTGTCGCAGTTCAGTGTCATACGAATCAATATCCGTCTTTAGGTTCTTACGTTCCTCCTTAACGGTTCGTTGCATGTCGTTCAGGATTGAGAACCCAAACATACGGTCAATGATCTGTTTCTTGTCCATTGGGGACATGGTCAAGAAGGATTTAAAGTCGTTGATTGATAGGATAATAATGTTCTTGAATACGTGATATGGAATTCCATACACCTCTTCTTCAAGATACTCTTGAACTGATCTCTTACCCGCTTTGTCAAACTCAACCCCATTAACTAGGACTGAGAACCTAGAGGGTGCAAGACCACGTTCAATCTCAATGTCCATCGTACCACACTGAAGTTTGATACGAACCCATAATTCACGGTTAATACGGTTTGGAAGATCTGACATTCGAACACCTTCAACCTTACCATACAGGGCAAAGATGATTGCATTCGCAATGGTGGTCTTACCGTCACCGTTTTTACCCAGGGTCAAATACAACTCCGCCTTATCGTCAGAGAATTCAATCTTTTGAACCTTGTTTCCGTAAGATGCGATGTTCTTAAACTCTATCGACTTAATCTTCATCCTTCCTCAGTGTTTACCTCGTAGTTATAGACACATCTGTCATGTAGATCTTTTAGAGTCTGATGTATCTTTTGTTTCATTTCATCGTCATGAGGTAACCCATCTACGTAGGTTCTGAATAGGTGTTGGATGTTATAATTTTTGTACTGTCCTTCAATCTCATCCATATCATACAGATCCTTGTCGATGATGTCTTGTTCCTGATAGATGTTGGGTTCGATTCGTCGAGCGGACTTTTGAATCTTCTGAATTAGGGTGCCAAGGGATGCAGTCTGTGCAATCGAACTTGGAATGTACAGATCAACAAAGTTATTGTCAATGTGTTTCTTAAAGTCACCTAGAGTGGTATTGTACAGTGTAGTAATGTTGTACTTTACAAACTTGGGTGAATACTTGTTCTCAAAGAAGGTTTCTTCCATTGTTGACAAGTCAACCAGGTCAAATCCTTTAGGGTTTCCAGAATCTGAACGGGTTAGTTGGTACGGAGTACCAACCATTCGGAGTTGTCCTTTCTTTTGACGGTAGTGAATGTGACCTGAATACACTGCGTCATAACGATCAAAGTTTTGAGAGTCAGACCCGTGTTCATTCTTAACCTTTGAATTCAATGCAACGCCACGTACTTCTGAGTGACAGAAAACGATGTTAGAGTTAGGAAACTCAGCGAGGGTTTCAGACTCATGATCAACGTCTCTTCTCCATGGCATCAGTAAGATCTTCTTGTCTAACCACTTATATTCGATCGGGTCTTTATAAACCTGTACACCTGGGATCCACTTGATTGAATCAATCGCAGACACGTCATTAGATTTCTTGGCCCAAATGTCGTGGTTACCAACAATAACATGTGTAGGTAGAATCTTACCCAGTCTTTCGAACAGGTTGATTGCATAGTGGAGAACCTTTAGGTTGATGGACTGACGATTGTCAAATGCATCACCAACCTGAACCAACACATCACCAGGTTGAACGTTCTTTTCAAGGGTTGGAATAAACACCTTATCGTAAAAGTCCTGTTGAATTTCCAACCACTCCTGAGAATTGGCACGAACCCCTAAGTGCATATCACCTAGGATCCACACCCTTTTAACGGGTTGTTGAAGTGTTTTCTGATCGATCATTAGAATAATCGGTTAATGTTCTTCTTCTTAAGAATTCCTGTTTTGTTGTCAAGTTCTTCAATCAAACCCTCCTTAAAGGTGTTTGATAGGGAATTATAGAACTTGGTTGGGTGAACGTTAAAGTAATCGCATAACTCAGAAAAGATTTCAATTCTAGAGTGGTTACGTACAAGTTCTCCTTCAATGTAATCATAAACGCTATTGATGTCGTTCTTCTTCAACTTACGTGAATCTGAGAACTCGTCTAGATCATTAAAAGTTTTGAATCGTGAAGATTCAATTAGAGCGTGAATCTTTTCCTGTAGGATTCGCTGTTGAATCTTTTCTTCTTCAGGTCGATCATCAGTCCATTGTGGACTGAGGTTAAAGGTCATGGAGCCATCCAATTCGAATTCAGTTGATTCGAAGTTGTTGTCAAATATTTTATCGTGTCTTTCGCGTGACATATCTTATAGTGTATGTATGTTTGAACCGGTGATGTCCTCGGTTTCGTTTAGTCTCATCATATTATAGTTGATTATCAACCTACATTTTGTACCCTTACCTTCACCATCTCTGATCTTTAGGATTTTCAACCAGTACTCAAAGTTCGCTCGCATCAAATCATCTTGAATAATACCCAACATTACATCTGCAGTGTGTGATAGACCTGCAGATTCCGCAACGTCAGACATTGAGATGTCAGATGCATTATATCCTGAACGCGTGATCTGTGTCGCTGTAACAATTAGCCAATTGTTACGAACTCCCATTGCACGAAGATCTTCAGCGATCTGTTTGATTTTCAGATAGGTGTTCTCCGAGTTTGGATTTCTGTAATTTGAAAGAATGTTAATGTAGTCAATTACGATTACATTTAGTTTTACTTTCTTTTCTTCTTCAACTTGTTTGAGGTACGATTCAATATCGAGAACCGTCGCCTGTGAAGTTGGAAACTGTTTAACGAATAGATTTCCAGGAGGAGTTAGACCATTACCAACAGTTTCCAATCTACGTTGAATGTAGTCCTTATTCTTTGACTTTTCCTGGTACTCGTTGATTGGAATTGATAGAAGGTTTGAACCAATACGTTTTACAAACTTATGGTCCGCCATTTCTGCAGTAATGACCGCAGTGTTGTGACCCATTTTAACAGCGGTTGCAGCATCATTCGCTAGAAAGATTGACTTACCGATGTTTTGTTCACCAACGTAAACAATTAAGTTACCACCTCTATCATATCCACCGCCAAGAAGACGGTCAATAAAGTTGTAACCCGAACTTACCTTTTCAGTTTCTTTTTGATCGTGGGCATTAGGGTCAAAGAAGTCTAGACCCAGGTTAGAATCAAAGTTAATTGAGTTACGGTCATTGATTAGACCTTTAAACTTATTGACTAAAGCATCAACGTTTTCAGGTGTAACTGTAGTGGTCTTAATGAACTCGATTGAATCTGCGAGAGATTCATTGAAGTTGCGCCATTTGATCCAAGACTCTGCGGTTGAGGTCAACCATTCGTCATCGTATTCATGTAGATTGACATCATAGATGAGGTCAATCATTTCATCACTTACCTTTTCTTTTTGCTTTGAACTCTTAACGAGTAGCTTCATCTGATCCTTAGAAGGAGTCTCGTGAAACCGCTCGTAGAACTTGTGAGCTAATTTAGATAAGTGATCAATCTCTTCAGAAGTGTAGAAACCACCCTTGATGGTATCTAAATACTTTACCCTCTGTAGAGATAGCTTAAAGAATATCTTTTCAAAATCTTGACCGAACTGCATTATTGAGTATATTTTAGGCTTCTATACGAAATTGACCAACTTGTTTACTATATGGTTCATTTTCCCATAGATTAATTGCAATTGCATGTCGAGTTCCACTCGTTACTGGTTTAACTTCATGAACATAATTGCCTGCTCCAAAGATAATTAATCGATTAGGTTTAGCCTTTACGATCTCAGGTGGAGAGTTCACTCCGTCTGTGTAAATTGCTAATTCTCCACCTTCAAATTCTTGACCTGCTGGATAATATACTGTTCCTATTAATGGAATCACAATAGCACCAGTTTTTTCAAACCAAGCTTCATCTTTATCGTAATGATTTCCAAGAATATTTTTGAATCCTTTTTCTGGATTAGCAGTTTGAATTCCAGTCCAATATTCAAATCCATTGATATTAAAGCTCTCATTGATTGGACAATTATGTCCCCAAATATATTCAATCAATCTTTTCTTAATTGTATTAGCTGATGAATCCCACCATCCTCCCCAGTAATAATAAACACCGGGATCGGCAAAAAAAGTTTGATCAGCTGCAATATCTTTAAGCAACATTTCATCTTTTACGAAGTTATCAATTACTACAATCATTCGAATGGATTTATTATAATTTTGTAGGCTTCTTTGCCCGGTTGATCTTTAGTCTGTTCTAAATAACCTTCTTCTAATAGTTTATTTAGAGATGCATCGATCACTTCTGGTGAAAAGTCTTTGAAGTGATATTGGACTACAGCATGTTTGGTAAAACTATCCTTATAACGATCTGGATTACGATAGGCCAGATTGATATAGAAATGTAAGATGTCAAAAGGATCTGGATAACTTTCCAGATCCTTTTCAATCCCTAGGATAAATTTAATTGGGAGACGATCTTCGTTAATCGTTAGCAACATCTTCTAAGATCTCATCAATGTTTATATCTTCGATCTCTTCCATATTGTAGTTGAAGATCGGTTGAATGTGTGCATCGATTCTCTTTAGAACCTCAGTCGTGAATACCTTATCAGTGAAGAAGTCTTTGTTATCGACTGCTTCGTCAAGGTGTTCACAAACCCAAGTGCGTGCAGTTTTCTTTAAGATCTTCTCACCGGTCTTAGGATCGATAGTTCCTCGATCGACACCGCAAATATCCCATGATACGTAGTTTTCAAGACCAACGTAACGGTTCATGCCTTTAGAGAAGTGCAAGTGAAACTTGATCTTTGAAGGTTTAGCGAAACGGTTCTTGTTAGGTGACGCAGTAACGATAATACCTGCTTTCTGATCTCCTTCTTTCAATTGTGCCTTGTTCAAGAATAAAACGATTGACGCTGCATATTCAGGACCTGTACCTCCACCTGCAATTTGAGTTGGGATAAAGGATTGTGATTGATATGTGTGGTTGGTGAACAAGAAAGGAATCTTTAGATCTGCCATCGGAGTCATGATAATTCTAAAGATTGACTTTAGAACCTTTGAACGTGTCATATCCGACTTATCAGACCCCGATGCAGCATCGTCAATTTCCTTTGCGGTTGCAAGGTTACCGGCAGAATCAAGAATAATTAGGATCTTAGGCAATTCTGCGCCTGATGCTTTTGCATCTTGCATTTTCTTGGTGATGCGGGTGACTGAAGTACGGAAATCTTGAACCGTATTAACGGGTTGATAGTTAACTTTGTTTGTATCAATGCCAAACTTCTTCATTTGATCTCGATCCACCGCAGCTTCAGAATCATAATAGATGATACTGTAGCCCATGTCAATTGCCCTCTTCACCGTGTTCAACATCAAATATGTCTTACCCGTTCCTGAAGGACCAGCAACCGAACATGCTCTATTATTTGGCCATCCGCCAAACACAGACCCTGAGATACATGCGTTCAGGTTATAGTTGCCGGTGTCGATCCACTCTGTAACTTCACTAAAAGAAGAGTGTTCCATGATAGAACCTAACGGATTGATGTCCTTCAACTCTGCGTTAAGATCTTCAAATGTGAATTCAGTTAATTTCTTCGCCATTGTTTTCTAGGGTTTGTTGTTCTTTTTCTCGAAGAGCTTGAAGCTCTGTTAATAGTTTACCTGTCTCGATTTCAATCTTTGACATGTTATCCTGTAGACGATTCAACTCACGGTAAATGAAATCATATCGTTCAACAAAGAATATTTCGTTTTGTGATAGACCTTCAAGGTCTCTTGGTCTGAGTGCCATATTTTTAGTAAGCTGGACTGTTTTGCTGGATGTAATCCCATACTAGTTTGCGAACAGATGCTCCAAATTCCATGTCGTTTGGATTTTCAGTGTGAAGTTCAACTAATTGGGTCATGAGTTTATTATCTTCCATGATTAGTGTATTTTAATTTATACTACGTGAATGTGTTTTGTTTAGAACAAAGAAGTTGAGTAAATTAGATTACGATTAATGGACTGTAATCCAACTGACGTTAACAATCGATTCAAGGGATCAATGATTGATTTTTCAAACTGTGTTTCGTAATCAACCTGTGGCGCAAATTCATAAGGATGATCTCCTGGAAGGTATGCAAATACGTCTGAAATTCCACCTGGATCAATTGCGTGATAGATCTTCAACTTCTCACCATTACCAATCAGTCGATACTTTGATTTGAATTTTTGGTTGTTGTTCAACAAGAAGTTGTAATATCCTGCAGCCTTTACGTTGGGCGGACACTTTAGACCAAACTGAAATTCAATATGATCATCAACAATATATCTTTCAATGTTATTTGTTCTCTTATTGAACGCAATTTCATCGAGCTTGGCCATCTTGAACTGCTTCTTGGCTTCGCTTAAGAATGATGTAAGTTTTTGAAGGGTGTCTGCTGTAGGGCCAGCCTCTTCATTAAACATAATCTTAAGGGCCTCTGTTAATTTAGCCCTAGCAAACGTAGGAGTAGAGGATTGAATGGTATCAAATCCAATGGTCTTTACTTTACTCAGTGGCTTATGGCGTTCAGTCGTAGGAATCTTATCATCCCACGCAATATCCTGAATGTACTTTTTCTTACTCATCCAAATGCCAGAGTAGGCCACTGTTTCTAGCTCAAAAACTAAGAAGTTATCGGTGTTGGCTGCTACTGCATACTTTTCCATTGCTTTAACAATATACTCTTTAATTCTAAAATTGTATACTGCTAGGATGAATGTATCAATGGTCATCGGTTCTCCTGTCCATTCACATGTTTTATACATCTCATCGAACTGTACGTAGCACGAATCAGTATCAATGTAAATTACAGATGGGCGGTGGCATTGTCCTTTAACTGTTACGCCGATGTGTTCGTGTAACTTAGTGTCTTTATGCCAAAAATCATGAAAGTACTTATTTAATACTTGTTCAGAATACAGGATAGCGTTTTGACCCTGTAAGGTAATTGATTCGGCAATATCTAGATTAAAGAAGTGAAACCACTTATTACCAAATGCACCGTAAACTGAGTTTAGCGTTACCTTAACCGCTTGCTCATAAGCCGTAAACTTGGCGGACTCTTTTTGATAATAGTCCACCAAGCTTTGTAGCTCGTCTTTTCCTAGTCGATCTAGGGAAGTATTCTTTAGTTCTTCTAAAGTCATTATTCAGCCGTTTGACAAGTAGCAATCGTCAACAATGTGTTAGAGTCATTAGACTTCATAACAACCTTATTTGCTGATACGTAAACTGCGTACTCTTCACGGTCTAGAAGATTCAAATACTTTTTGTAAAGGGTTGCAGAAGCTGATTGACCATTGTACTCTGAACCTGCTTGATAGTTATAAGTCTTACCTTTAACTCGAACACCTTCGCCATTCGCTTTAATTTCAAACGTTTCATCTTTATCAAGATTAAACAGTGACTTGATTTTACCAAGTGTGAAAGTGTCAAGCGTAAAATCAAATGCCGACCCTTCACGTGAAAAGATGCCTTCAATTTGAGAATCTGTAAGATCTTTGAAACCAAGAGAAGGTTCAGAACAAACTAGTGTGATTTCAAGTTCATTATTGAAAATCTTCATTGTAGATGATACATAGTCTTCTTCGTTCTCGATCAATTCGATCTCTGCTGAGATTTGATCTGAACCAAACATCTTAATTGCTTCAAGAACTTTGTTAGCGTCAAAGAAAGCAACTTTGATTTCCTTACCTTCAGGAAGATCACCATCGACAGTGAACAACTCTGAAATTGGCTGTGAATGCATTTTAACTGCATCACGTTGTGGTAGATAAACCGCAGATTGAATGTTACCGTTACGCAACTTGAAGTACAGGAATGAATCGATTGACTTCAGGCGATTAACGAACTCTACGAATTGGTTCTGATCTACGCGATTGATTTGAATTTTCATGCTTAATTATTTTCGTTTAGTTATTGTATAGTAAAATTGGTAATTTGTTTCACATAAAAAAACCCGCTCAAAGCGGGTTCTTAAATAATGCTATCCATCACAACTTAAGCAGTCAATCATTGCTCGTTGAGCAATATCTCCTCTTAGCACTGATTCTGTTCGCATGTAGTATAATGTCTTAACGCCTTGCTTATATGCCTCTAGGTGAACTTGATTGATGTACTTGGGTTCAGCCTCGTTAGGGAAGGCAAGGTTAAGTGAAACCGCTTGGTCAATGTATTGTTGACGAATACCAGCTTGACGAACTAATTCCATTTGATTGATTTCCTTAAAGGTCAAAAATACATCTTTGAATGGAACCCACTTGTCTTTTTCAATTTCAGAAAGTTTATCATATTCCTTTTGATTGATGTATGTGAATTTCTCACCTTCTTTGGCGTACCACTTGTCAAGAGATTCTACTCCTTGAACCGATCCACCATCTATCAAAATTTGATCCCAAACTTCTTTAGAGTTTAGTTTGATCATGTTCAGTGCCGTGTCAAGGGTTGGGTTCTTGCGAATGAATGTACCTTTTGCAGTTTGCTCGGTGAAAACGTTGGCAGCCCATGGCTCAATACCCGCTGATACGTTTCCTGACAGTTTTGAATTTGAAACTGTTGGGGCAATGGCACGAAGGTGTGTATTTCTCATACCTGTTCCAACACACCACAGTGGCTCGCCATACACTTTTGCCATGTCTCGTGAAGCTCGTTCCGATTCAATCTTAATTTGAGAGAAGATCTTACGTGTTTCAAATTGTGCGCCCATTGCGTCAAATGCAATACCTCTTTCTTGTAGGTACGTATGCCATCCAAGAACTCCAAGACCCAGTGCTCGACCTTTTTCAGCTGAACGAACAGAGTTCTCGAAGCCACGCATGTATTTTGCACGTGTGATAAACTCTTCTAGGACGCCGTCTAGGAACCATGTTGCAGTGTAAACCAGATCAGTGTCCTTCCACTCGTCGTATTTTGCAAGGTTGATTGAAGACAAACAACAAACGAATGAGTGGTTCTCGTCAGTATGAAGAGTAATCTCAGAACAAATGTTGGTCATAAAAACCTTTAACTGATTGTTCTTGTAAGCATCTGGATTTTGACGGTTAACGTTACCTTTAAACATGATGTAAGGCTCGCCGGTCGTTCTACGCTTACGAAGAACTGCAGCCCATCGTTTACGGGCTTCCTTGTCTCCTTGTTCAAGCTTCATCATAAATGAATCTGAGACAACAACACATTGGTGCATATTTAGAGATTGACGATTAACGTCTCCTTTGGGTTCTCTAATTTCTAGCCACTCCCAAAAGTCACCGTGCTCGATATCGATATTAACTGATGCTGCACCTCGACGAACTGAACCCTGATTTGTCGCTAGAATCGATGAATCGTAGATCTTAATAAAAGGAACTACGCCATCTGACGTACCGTTCTGTGAAATGTTCGAACCTGCAGGACGAATCATATTAACTCCAATTCCAACTCCGCCACCGTGTTTTGCAAGTAGCATCATTTCAAGATTCTTGTTACCAATCTCTTGAATTGAATCGCCTACATCAATACCAAAACATGAAATTGGTAGACCTCTTTCGGTTCCAGTGTTTGAGAAAACTGGAGTTGCTAGGTTCAACCAACCCTTCCACATGTAATCAAAGAATTTACTAGCCAAATCAGGCTTACGTAATCTCTTTGCTACAGTGGTAGCAACTCTCCAATATGCATCCTTTGGTGTTTCACCTTCTAAAAGATAACCTTTAGATACTGTTTTAACGTAAACTTCAGTGTTGGCCCATATTGGAAAGTCAACTCCAACTTCCCATCCTAAAAATTCACCATGATTAATTTCTTCCATTCTATAATTCTTATGTACTTTATACCGCTAGATTCAAATCTGTTTAAGAAAACAAATCGTCTTCATCCCAGTTTTCATCTTCACCAGCCTTTGAGTAATCCGTAGGGCGTACTGCGAAGAAGTCTGTATGCGTATGCCCGCCTGTTAAGTGATAGAACCAATCAAGTTCTGCGGCTGCTGATTCATCAAACTTAAAGATAGATTCATAACCAATTTCATTGAGCTTTTCATTGGCTCTTTTCTTGATGAACTCTTTTAAGTCTGATGCATTTAGATTTTCTAGATCGCCAGCTTCAAAAATCTTATCGATGTAATTCATTTCCATTTCGACCATAAGATGTGCAGCTTCTTCAACCTGTGATTGTACTGCATTTCTTAGGTCTGGATACTCTTCACACATTTGACGGAACAATTGACATCCCATTTTTGAGTGAAGAGATTCATCTCTAACTGACCATTTCATTTGCTGACCAATACCCTTTAAAAGGTTTCTCATTTGAAACGAGTATAGAACCGCAAATGAAGAATATAGAGCTACTCCTTCGGCAAAGGCTGAAAAAATAGCCAATGAACGAGCAACGTCTTTTCGAGCTTCCGCTGACCTAGCCAAATCTTCATGGGTGTAATCCGCTGTAGTACCCATCAAGAACTCAAAACGTGCAGCTGTTGAAGGCTCATGTAAGAATGCCTTAAAATCCTCAAGGCCTAATGTTTCGTTTAGATATGAATACGCTGTTGCATGGATGGTTTCTTGCGAACCAAACATCATTGCCATTTGCTTAATTTCATGTTTAGGGAACCAATTGGTTACCATGCCGGTCCAATAATCAGAAACTGCACATTCAGTCTGTGCAAACCCCAATAAAATGTTACCGACCAAATTCTTTTCAGATGCTGAAAGATTTTCATTCCAATCTTTCACGTCGCCTTGCATCGAAATCTCCGTATGAAGCCAAAAGGCCTGTGCTTGTTTTAGCCATCCCTCTGTGTAATAAATTGGATATTCAAAGGGCTTAAATTCTATTCTTTCTTTAAATAATTGAGATTTTGACATTTTTTAAAAAACGTATTTTTTTTACTATTGCTATTAGACGACAAAGGGTCCTTAATTCATTAGAACTGATGGACCCGGGGTGTAACTTTACGATACATTGTATATATCATGGCTGTTACGAGGGGCTCTAAATATAATAACTGATTAAAATCCTTTTAGTACCTTTTTAGCTTCTTCAGCTTTAGTGAAATACTCGTAAGATTTTGCCTTATATTCTTTACGCTGTGTGTAAAGATCTGAAAGAATTTGCTTCAATATTGAATCTTTCTTATCGTACACAACTCCGTTAACACAGACGATTTCATCTTCATTCTTTCGTCTTTCAGGAATCTCAGACTTTGGAATGATTTCTTTATATGAGTCAGGTGAGATGTTAAACTGTCGCATGATTGAGGGGTACAGTGAAGCAAAGTCAAATGCAGATACACCTTGATAGAAACCAACAACCGGTTCTTTAACATAAGCACCAGCATATTGGCCATCCTTTGAACCTTCATCTCTTTGTTCTGATCCAATTCTCTTATTAAGGGCTGACATCTTACGTGCAATCAGAGCTTCCGTTACAGCAACTGGTGATGCAGCTTTATAGAGAGGCATCTTGGTGATTGAAGCCAGGGTCAATAGAACTTCCATTGACTTAAGCTGTTGATCTATATAATAGACTAGACATGAGTCAACTACGTTATAGAATACGTATTTTGTAAAGTCATTCTCGTAAAGGTCCTGTAAGGATCCATTATACTTGATCTTATTTGTCTTCAGTACTTGACCAGATACATAATCCAAAGCATTAGATTCTTTTACCTTGACCGTGCGATCGTACTTATCATACAATTGCATGTAATCTAAGATGCCGATGTGCAGCGGTCTAGAATCATTCTTATCAAGTGATTGAGTCATTGAGGCTTCTTTGATGTCAATCTGGAGACGCTTACATCGGTTAACGATATATTGCCAGTCATAGTTGATAAAGTTCCAGCCCGTCATCATCGGAAACTTAGGTAAGAACCGATAAATGAATGTTGCCACCATGTCATGTTCATTCTTAAACTGACGGTATTCAAAGGTCCAATCCTGATCGAATTGTTTGAAGTATTCATTAGTGTCAGCTTCGATTTTCTTAACTTTTTCAAGAGAAAGTTCTTCTAATCCAAGAACAATGGCCTTACGTTCTGGCGTAATGATTGAGAATGTTAGGATTCGTGATTTGGCTTCTTCAGCTTTAGGGAAACCATCTACGATCTCGGTTTCAATATCGACAAAGTATGTACGAGGAAGATTGTATGCAAAGATTTCTTCTTTGTCTCGTTCGGGTAAATTGTCTAAGTAATAGATCAAAGAGAACTTATTGAACTGGCGAGCAGGACCCAACTTGATAGGACGACCGTCCCAGTTTGTCAAGGTCTCATGTTTATAACGATCCATTGGATCGGTGATGTACCAGTTCTTAAATTGCTCAACAGGGTAGCGCTTGAAATTAACCTTGCCTTCCTTGTCGTAATATGAAATAATGACTTCTTTGTCTCTTTGTTCTACGTCTAATAACATTAGTATCCTCGGTTTTGACGATCGTGATTCTCTGCGTTCTTGGCCATGTAAAGGTTGACTACATCTTTTGAAGTCATACCGATTGAAATTGCGAAATTCATGAAGAAGTGCAAGCCATCAACCCACTCATAGTAGAGTTCCAATCGATCTGCTTCACTAAGATCTTCAACTTTCATGTCAACTGCCTTAGCGTTATCCTTCTTCCAGTACTTCCATGCAGCTGAACCAATTCCATCGTTAACACCTCCTAGTGAATCGAACATTTCGTTTAGTTCATCACTTAGAGCGTGCTTGTTGACCATCCAAAAGTCTGCAATCTGCTTAAGGGTCCAACCTGTGAAGTCAAATCCAAGGCGAGCTTGTAATTCTTTTTGCTTGTTGTAGATTAGACCAAAGGTGTCTTCAACGCCTGTGTAGAAATCTTCTACGTTAAGGTCTGAGCATTTATTATCTGTGTTTGCCATATATCTTGTACTTAGAAAAGTGAATTTGTTTGTAAAGTAATTGGCTTTTCTGTTTGTCTTTTATTAACACTTGCGATAGCATTGAACAAATCAGTGTTAACAACTTCAGGTGCATTGTGCAATTTAGCTAGACGGAATGAATTCTGTCTGAATTCATCTCGACGCTTGTGATCAGCTGCCAATTCTAGAATCTGAGGAATTGAAGCTTCAACGTTATTCTTATCAACGAAGATTGCAAAATCTTTTAGTTGACTGAAAGGAACCCCTTCAGTACGGTGAATAACGTGATCTCCCCAGTGTTTATCAAACAAAGGAATGGTACCTGCTGCAATTACCTCGCACATTGCATACTCAATCATTGAGCCGTAAAGGCGTTCGGGTAGGTTAAAGAATTCTGCACCAAACATTGAGTTTGACAACTCACCCATACCTTCAGCTAGATTATAAGGACCGTAAATGTAGACCTTATCAGTGAGTTGAGGATATGTGACTGGATTCTTCGTGTCATGGACTTCAAATACATCTTGACGTGGAGTGCGATCATCGTTCAAGAACATTGGTAGGGCACCAATAGAACGTTCAACGCCTCGAGCTTCAGTTACCACGTCTTCATTTTTCAAAAGGTTCATCAAATCAAACATTCTGAATGGATCCTTAAATCCAGCGAAACGACCAAAGTAAGTGATTCTTCGAGTCTGCTTTTCAGCTGATTTCCAAACAGGCTTCCAAGCATCGTAATCGTAAGGATTGAGATTCATCTCAATCAATGGAGTGTTTGGAGCGTGCTCACGCATTTTGTTTGCGAAGTTAGATGTCAACGAGTAATTGAACATTGCATCCATTTGACTCATGATCTCCCAATAGCGATGGTTCTTATTAAGATTCGCCATGTTGTGGTCAAGGCAGTTACCAACCTTTACTGGTTTGGTTAGACCATATACACAATGTTCGATAAAGTCTTCGTTAAATTCATCACCTACTGATTTGTGAGGGAATGAAGTGTAATAGACCACATCACATTCGTTCAATTCTTTAGCGACCTTAGGAATGTCTTTGCGCTTAAAGTTAGTTGCAATAATGTCAGTTGACTTGTGACGAGGCCACATCTTTTCTGTTGCTGCGTAAATGGTTGCTTCGTGACCTTCTTTAATCAACCAGTTGTAAAATTCAATGGTGTGGCGAGT